ATTCTTTTTATCTAACTCTCCGAAAATACCTTCTAAGACATAAACACCATCTTCTGAAGATGAAAATTTAAGTTCAGCAGATGATCTTTCTAAGATTAATAAATCCGTATTGCTCATGTTATTATTTTATTATATTTGTATTATATATCTTTTTGAAAAAAGAAGTTTTTCAAAAAATTAAAGTTCTAAATCTAATTCGTCTTCGCCTTCTTCAGCTTCTTCTTCAGCTTCAACTTCTGCGGCTGTAATTTCTTCTTGATATTCGTTAAAATATGTAACTAATGATCCCATATCTGATTCTGTGAAAGAACCATTTCCATACGTATCGTAAAAGTAATCTTTAAATTCTTTTTCAGATTCGGAACTTGTAATTACTCCAACAATTTCTGTTGACTTAATTTCTAGACCAGCATCTGATGTAAAATCATCAATGGTAACGTCTGAATCTGGTGTTACTTGAGTAGCTGCTTCAGCAGTATACTCTTCAAATAATTTAATATGTTTCATATAAGTTATATATTCTATTTTTAAAAGCCCATATCCATTGGGTCAACTTCAGGTTCTTCAGCATCTTTAGCTGCTTTTCTAGCTTTATATGCTTTGTTAGCTGCTTTATCATCTGGTGATAATTTCAAGTAACGATCAACTAGGAAGTCCATATCGAAGTAGTATTCTTCATCCATTGTGATCGGGTCAGTATCTACTAAAGCGTCTTTTAATGAACTAATAAATTCAACTCTACGTTCCATAATCTCCATGTTCTTTAATTCAGCAAACATATTTTCTTCAAGGAATTGAAGAGAAATTTGAGTCTTAAATGAAGCATCATCTTGGAACTCCGGATATTTAAGACACATTTGAATATAAAGTGGCTTAACTAATACCTCTTGGAACGTTGATCTTAGTCTTTTAATAAACTTAGAGAATTTAATTTCATCTCTAATCATACCATCAGCGGCTAAGTTAAAGTCTCCACCACCATCTTCATACATAAATCTATTAAATGGAATTTTAGAAACCATTTTAAGTTTATCTGAAAAATATTTAAGAGCTTCAGTGTCTGATAATTCAGGACCTTCGCCACCTAGTGTTTCAATTTCAGGTTGTTCACCATCTTTAGAAGGTAACCAATATTCTTTGTTAAATTGTAACATTGGTTTACCATCTGTCGTCATTGAACCAGATTCCCAATCAAAATCTACAACTTCTTTATAGTTACTCATTAGCTGTGAAAGAGATTGCTTTGCTCTAGTCTTAGATTTACCACCAACTGGGATAATAAACTTCATTCTATATGATGAATTTGTAACCGCCCAAATAACTCTGGTGTGTTCCATGATTCTCATTAAGTTGAAAGATCTTACCAGTCTCTCTAAGTAACTTACCCTTGACGCAGTAGTAATAGATGAATAAGAGATATAAATGATCTGTGAATCATATAATGTTCTCTCTTTAATTGGATCATCTTTAAATTGAGTCCATACTTTTTTACCATCACTTTTGCTGTATCCAGGAACTAGCGTAATTGGATCTATTTCTTTAAATCCAATAATTTCAGTTTGCTCTGGATTATAGATAATCTCAAATGATAGGTAACCATCTACTAAAAATTTTCTAAAGTAATACCATGCAGATTGATCTTGATTAAATCCAAAATATTGATAAATGTCCCTGTGTGCCTTGTTTAGATATTTCTCAACTTCTTCAGAAACATCCATACCTATTAGTTCTGGAGTTGCAAAAAAGTTTTTATTATCATATACAATCGATTCATCACAAAGAATATCTAAAATATCTTCGATTTCATCGTAAGTTGAAAATGCTCTGAGTTCTTTTCTTTTACCTTCATATGCTTGATCAAAAAACGGAATGTTTTTTCGCATATTAGTATCTGACATTGATAGTGCAGCAAAGGCGCCATACATGTCATCTGAATCGACTCCCATTTGATTCATCATTCCAAAGCCAATCTCATCTTCCATTGGGCCAATAGCCTGTGATTGTCTTAAAACTAAATCATCATAAAACATACCGAAAGAACTCAATTTCTTTAATTGATCTCTCAATGTAAATGATTTTTTACTTAACGGGCCGTTTCTTTCTACGAATCCTGCCATTATATTACTATATTATTTTGTTTATATATCATCTTTTTATCTGTTAGAAAACATAGATCTAATTTGTCCTATCGTAGCACCGTTTAAACTTATAAAATCACAAAGAGCAATATCTGGCCATTTGCTATATGTTACGGTTGCTTGATTTCTTTTTCTATTAGGTTTATATTGTCTTATTGCAAAATCACAGCCTGATCTTTTTAAATATGCTTTCATACCTTGATATGTTATTCTTAAACCTGATTGTGCAGTTGCGTTATAAAATTTAGAACCTGTAGATGCACTTTTAATCTGACCTTCAGTTCTTTGATATAAATCGTCTAACAAATCTTCTTTAACTCTTATTGGTAATAGATTTAAATTTACTCCTAAATCATTATCATCAACTTGTTCAAGGGCCAATACTATTGGATTTCTATCAAACCATTCTAAATTTTCTGTAATTGGATCATATCCAAAAACGTATATTTTACCAGGTTGAAATCTACTTCTAGTATATTTAGCCTCTTTAACACTACGGTCTCTAAGGCTTGAATTATACCAAGATTCAGCATTCGATCTGGCTTTTTTCTTACTACCAGCTTCAGCTGATAATTCTTTTATTTTATTTTTAACGTAACCCATTTAATATTGTGTCCTCTGTTAATACGATAAAATTCCAAAACCTTTCTTCACAAAACGTTTTAGCTGCATTATATTTATCCATATTTTTTACATACTGTTCGGCTAAGAACTTATATGATTTTAGAGCTTTTTTAGAGTTAGTCTTTGGAGGTTGAGGTTTTGTTATCTGAGATTTTGGTTTAATCTCAACTAAGTATTCTTTCAATTCTCCATCTTGTTGCACTTGTTTAAAATAAAAATCAGGATAATACCTGTGCGCTTTATTATCTTGACGAGACCAGTATTTTATTTCTACCGGTTCACTGGACCAATGTGTTACTTTATCATTCATGTCGCACCAAATACAGAATTTTCTTTCCCAAGAACTTCGGTATATAATTGGCATTGGGCCAATATATTTTTCAGGAAACTGTGGATTGTAATATCCTTGATTAAATCCTGAATTAGGGGTAGGTTTGACATTCTTTATTGACATTATAGAGTATAAATACCGCCTTGTTGGTCACCGTCCGATGATCCTGAAATTGATATTGTTCCTTTATATTTTTGTGGGTGAATTTTATTCCAACCTTTAGCATAACCTCGCTTTGCAATTTCTGTAAAATATGCAAATGCATTAGTATATTTTGGATTGAAATTTCTCCAGTATTTTAATAGGTCTAACATTGCAAACTGAAGGCAATCATTACGATCATCTTCGCTTACATATCTCATTTTATTGATTGTCTTTTCAGCTAAAAGAATTAACATCTTTTCGGCAGTAGGCGTTAAAGCGTCTTGCTCTTTAGATAATTTCATCTCAGCGTAGAAATCTTTATTATTTAAGTAATTCTTTTTTCTTGGCACAGTGTTTAATTTAGTTTAAGATTATACTATAAATTAACATTTTGTTTATAAATAAGAAAAAGGGAACTCGATTGAATTCCCTTTTAATATAATTGATTTGTGAGTGTCTTACGCGTTTAAAGCTTTGATCTTAGATTCCCATTCTCTTATTTCTCCATTAATTAAAGAATCTGCTGCTTTAATTTCTTCTATTGTTTTATCAGCTTCTGCTAACAAACCTCTTTGATCTTTTAAGAAATCTACCACGTCTTGGTATTTTTCTATTAACTGTTGATTTTCGCCAGCTTCAACTTCTTCAGTTTCTAATAAATCTGATAAAAATTCTGTAGCGTCTTGGCTAGTTTGTTCTTTTACATATTGTATAGCAGAATCTGCACCATCTGCTTTAAAGAATTTTGCAATTCTATTTACAGTGTTAAACCTAGAAACATATACATTTTGATCTAATTTAAATAAATCAACAGTGTTGTTATTTCCTTCGAAACATGCAACAATATCTAAAACTACAAAATTTTGTAATAATGATGGAATTGATTCAAACAATTCAGCTTTAGCTTTGTTTTCATATCTAACTGTTCCTGCTGCTAATACATGATCTGTGAATGTATTTCCTTCAATGATCATTGAATTATGGTTAAAAGTTCCTTCATTTAATGAATAACTAAATGTTGCTGATCCATTATACCAATTGATAGAGTTTGATGTAAATTCAAATGTTTCAAATGCGTTAATTGCATTTCTTAAATTAATTTCTGTAATGTTTTCAATTTCAGAAACTTCAGTTTCATTAATTTCAAATACTCTACCGTTTAAATAAACTTGTGTAGTATTTTCTAATTGAATGAAGGGTACTAATACGTTTGTTTTCATGTTATTAAATTTTATTTATATGATTCATCTATTTTATTTACACCTAATGCTTGATTAGTATCTGTCTCTGTTGACGGAAGTACTTTAGAATCTATAACATACATTCTGTTTCCGACATGAGTTTCAGTTTCAAAATCGAATGCAGGTATAAAGGAGCTAATTTCAATAGGAAATGCTATTTTGTATTTATCTTTATCTTCGAACGTAAAGTCAATAGGTCTTTGTATATCGAAATCATCTGGTAAAGAATAGTATGAATTCAATCTATAGGTTGCTTCGTTTAAATGACCAACTTCTACGTTAAAATTATTAGACTTGTATAGTTTTTTAATTAACATCTCTGTTATTTTAAAAGCATCTAATGTAGAACTAACAATTATCTCTATATCTAATCCGACTGTAATTGGGATCATCTCAAACTCTGCAGTATATCCCTGCATTGCTCCTTCAGTGTTCATTTTAGTATATGTTCCAATGTTTCTTTTGTTAACTAAACTTCCTGGATCGATTGCCATATTAGTCAAATTAACGACTCCTCTTGGAACTACTTCATAATTACCTTCAGCATATGATGCATCAGGATGACAGTCTGGTCCAGAAGTTGTTGAGAATAAAAAATTATCTCTTAAGAATTGGTCGTCTCCTGTAATAGAGTAATAAAATGGAATATCAACTGCTACTCTGTTATCGCTATCTATTTGGCGATAGAAAAAGACTTTATTATTTAAATCAGCTAATAGGCCAATTATTATATGTCTTATAACAGAATCGTCAGAGTTAAATCTCTGGTTGTATGATGCCATGTTGAATTTATGTTTTTAATTGCAATATAGACTATATATCTAATTAATCTATAGAATCTATGTCAAATTTGGAAAAGCCGTTTTCTTTGTAGATTTGAATCTTTTTATCAAACAATTCATGTGGAAGAACGGTATGATTAATTACGAAAGTGTTTATTTTACTTTCCTTAATTACTTGTGAAAGAATCTTAAGAATATTATGAACACCATCAGCGTCTACTGAACTTAATAATTCGTCTAAGAATAATAAGTTTAATTGAGGAAACCTTAGTTTTAATATCTTAATGATTGCTATGATAATAATAAAATCGGCTTTCTTGCGTTCACCAGTTGAAAGAGTCATTGGATTAATTTCTTCACCTAAGTGATTAATAATACAATTAAACTTTTCATCAAATCTTAGGTGAAATGGCAAGTGCATGGTTTGAACCATTGCTGCAATATTAGTATTTAACCCTGGTAAAATAGTCTTAACAGCAAGGTTTTTAACACCATCTTCTCCAAGTATTTCTTCAAGTGTTTCTAAGAAGTAATATTCACCATTTAGTATATCTTTCTTATCAGACTTTTCAGTTTCTTTATCTTCAAACTCTGTAATTAAATTTCTTAAATGATCAAAATCAGAACCAGCTGGCGTGTCTTTCAACTTTAATAATTCGCTCTTAAGATCTCTCATTGAGTATTTATGGTCAGTCATTAAACCTTCTAATTCTTTTTGCTTATCATGGGCAGCGCCTACAATTTCTTGTAAAGAATCCATTTCTTGTTTAATATTAACAATATCGTCAGTGCTTGTTTTAATATTATCCTTAAATTCATTTTTCTGACTAGTGTGCCAGTCTGATGTTAATTTAGTTTCACAAGTAGGACAGTGGCCGCTTTCGTATAGTGCAAGCTTTTGTTTTAGATATTCAATATCTTTTTTAAGATCACCTGCCTCTGATCTTTTTTCTTTATATTGGGCATTGAACTTACTAACTATTTCAAGAGAAGCTGTTCTTTCAGTATCTAATTTTTTAACTGTTTCATTTAAACTAACTAACTGATCTTTTAATTCCTGAATCTTTGATTTATTAGCTGATTCGGATTCTACTAATAAGGTGTTTAGTTTTTCACGAACAGATGCAATTGAATCTAATATTTGAGTTAACTCAGATTCATAACTTTCAATATTAACTTTAATATCTTTACGTTGATCTTTAACATTACGTTGCATATCGTTTAAGATAGAAAAGCCAAACATTTTATCTATAATCTGCTTTTTATCATGATTTGTCATTGTTAAGAACGATTTAAAATCATTTACTGATAAAATAATAATGTTCTTAAATACATGATAGGGTATACCGAAGATCTCTTCTTCTAAATACTCCTGAACTGATCTTTTACCTGCTTTATCAAATTCTACTCCATTTAATTTTACTTCAAATTTATTAGGAGCTAAACCTCTTTCTATTGAAACTTCTGTTGATTTACATTGCAGATTAATCTTTACCCAAAGTTCTTTATTAATTCTATTTGGCAAGTCTGCCATTTTCACACCTTCAACTTTACCATATAATGCATATACTATTGCATTGGCGATAGTAGTTTTACCGTGTCCATTTTTTCCAAGTGTTAAAAACAATTCAGTAACATCCTCATCAAATTCTAGACGCTGAATTGAATTTCCGTAACTTGCAAAGTTTTTAAATTCTATAGATTGAATTCTCATTGATCGCTATCGTAATTATAAGCACATAAATCATGTAGCTTTTTTATTCTATCTTTAATAACTGCTTTTGTTTCATCGTCTTTACCCATTCCATCAATATACATATTGCATAGATGAAGAATGTTATAGTTCTTATACATATCTTCAATCTCGTCCATGTCATACATATCCTTATCGATAAACGTTTCTTGTTCATAGATATTAGGTTCTATTCTACGACCAATATCTTGAATAGTGTTTATGAATTTTGATAGAGCGTTAGACGCTGCAATATGTGAAGGAACAAATAAATCTACAAAGTTATTTCTAATCTCATCTTTAAACTCACCTAAAGGGACATTATAAAGACTTGTAAGATAAGTCTTAATAAACTTAGGTGATATAGTATTTTCAAAGAATGTTTCACTCATGTCACTTAAATCAACCAGGTCAAAGCCTTTATCGTTATTAGCGTCAGATCTTGTCAATTGATAAGGAACTCCAACCATTTTTAATTTACCCTTGGTTTGGCGATAATGAATATGTCCTGAGTATACTGCATCATAATTATCATATGATCTTGCCTCTACTCCATGGTGATTTGTAACCTTTGAATTTAATTTAATACCTCTAACTTCTGAATGGCAAAACACTATATTAGCTGTTGGAAATTCAGCAAGAGTTTCTATCTCATGATTCATGTCTCTGCGCCATGGCATTAATAAAACATTCCTGCCACCCCAATCAAACATCTTAGGTTCTTTATAAATCTGAACGTTAGGAATCCATTTCAATGAATCGATTGAAGTAACTTCATTACTCTTCTTAGCCCATATATCATGATTACCACAAATAACATGGGTTGGCAGTATTTCACCGAGTCTTTCAAACAGGTCTACTGCGTAATTTAATACCTTTAAATTAATGCTTTGTCTATTATCAAATGCATCTCCAACCTGGACTAGAATATCTCCTTTCTTTACATTTTTCTTTAATGTAGGAATAAACATATTTTCATAGAAGTCCTTTTGAATATCTAGCCATTCCATGGAATTTGACCTGATACCTAGGTGCATGTCTCCTAATATCCAAATCCTTTTTACAGGTTTGTCTAAGATCTTTTGGTCAATCATATTAAAACAGTCTATTGATATTTTTACGTTGAAGGACGCTTGTTCTTTCGTCTAGTTCTTCAATTAATTCTTCTTTGAATTTATTACTAAGAGATTGATAGAATCTAGTAGGATTGACATTGAAGTAATCACACATTTCTGAAAATATATCTACGACTGAAAAATCTTCTTTAGTTTCTCCACTAATAAAATCGTATACTTCGTTAATATCGATTTTATTTAATTTAACAGTTTGTTGGAATTCATCAATCTTATTAAATCTTTTAAATGGAGAATTCATGATTAATGTATGAATGGTATCTGCTAATTGGGCAGCTTCTATCTTGTCTTCTTCTGATCTATTATCTACTGCCCTTGGAGCCAGCGCAAACGACATCGTAGGATCGAATTCAAATTCTGAATCTTCAAATGTGTTGTCAAATATCTTATCTCTTTTAGTTCTCATTATAAACTATGTATGTTTGAATTAGTAACTTCGTCGGTTTCTGTAAGTCTCATATACCCATAATTAATATGTAGCTTGCACTTAGTTCCTTTA